ACACCTGGAACGGAGATAAAGTATGAAGATTGCAAGGATTGTGTGTATAAGATGCAAGAAACTAACGAAAAATTATGTTTTAGCTATTTCACATACCCTCCACATAAAGCTGTAGGTAGAAGGATGGTTGTAACAGAACCAGCTGTTGGAACGGGTGGGTGCCCTACGGTAAAAGGATGGCGCTCTAATGACCCCTTGAGTATTATAAGGCATATTCCTAGTGAACTGTGTGATAAAACGCGGGATACGAATTACCTTACCGCTGCGCAGAATAATTTTGAAGGTTTAACTTGGACAGATGTATAAAGATTACACCCATTTGTTATATAAATGTCGTACAATCACAATTACCTTAAGAACCTCTTCCTTTCGGAAAGCTACGCGAATGCGTTGTTCCAGCTCGTGATGGAGCGCAACGCCGCGGAAGAGCCCGAGTTTTCAGATAAAATCCTCCGTCGTCTCTGGAAGAAAAAGGAACCGGAAGTTGACCACGACATCAACGACATCGCCGTGACTATTGAAAACGGTGAGTGGGACCTCGGCATCGAGACTGAACGACGGGTGTGTATATATACTTGCGAATCAAAGGATTTTCGCAAAAAGTACGGAGACTTTTACAGCGAACAAGGTATCACGTTCTGTTCGGAAGATGACCCCGAGGAAGTCGTCATCACACAAAACTTTGGACCTGATGACATGACCCTGTGCGTTGACGTGTGCCCTCACCTCGGCGAAGAGTACCCGCACATCATCAGAGAGATGGAACATAAAATCCCCGATGATGACGAAAACTATAGGTACGTCCTTCTCGTGGATGAGTGCACGGTAGAATCGTGTGAATGGGAGGACCTCGTAGATATTTTCGATCAACACGACATCACCTTGTGCTCGTTTAAGGAACTTATGCAATAATTAAGTACATATGCACATACGCTGGAATCACCAATGTTTCATCTGTTCAAATCCCATAGACTTTCAGATGAGACCAGAAACCGCCTATGAATGGCTCGCGTATTATCACTACAGATTCATATTCAACCCCATTCCATTGTTTATGAATCGCATGTACCTCAAATACATCGGCAAAAAGATGCGCCGCGTCTGTACGTACTGCTTCTTTACGTACCGACCCATACCGTTCCGCGTTCTCAGGGACCGAGAAATTGGTCGTGCGCGGATGCGTTGCACACCCTCTTTAAGTCTCACGCGTGGTGAAATTCAAAAATGGTTTGAGGCGATGCCATCATTTTTTTACCCAAATACCCCCCCAGATGAACAATCCCCAACACCCCAACAGCCATCATCATGACTGAAACTATACAAAAACTTACGCACATCGAACACATACTCAAGAGACCGGACAGCTATGTGGGTCCAGTTGAACAAAGTAAAGAGCAATACTGGGTTCTTGAAGGTGATGCATTCGTGAAAAAGTGTCTACAGTACAGTCCAGCTTTATTAAAGATTTTTGATGAAATATTGGTGAACGCCATAGACAGAAACTCACTATTCCCGAAGCTCGTCACAAACATCTTGGTCGATATAGATAGGAACACGGGTGCGATCACAGTGTCAAACAACGGCCCTCTCGGTGGCATCGCCGTGTGTGAACACCCAACGGAGGGGTGCTGGAACCCTGAACTTACCTTTGGACACCTGTTGACGAGTACAAACTACGACGACACACAGAAACGTATCGTCGGTGGACGCAATGGCTATGGGGCAAAGTTGGCAAACATATATTCTTCCAGTTTTGAAATTGTAGTCAAGGATGGCGAAAACAAACGCGTGTACACACAGAGTTGGTCCAATAACATGACAAAGTGCAACCCACCAAAGTTGAAAAAGTTTCAAGGTGCGACATCTGTGGTGAGCATCACCTTTATTCCAGATTGGAAACGCTTTGGTATGAAGGGGATGACTGATGACATTTACAAAATTTTTCAAAAAAGAGTGTGGGATTCAAACATTTGTACAAGTCCCAGTTGTAAAATAAAATTTCAAGGGGAACCTTTACCAAAGATGTCTTTTGAAAAGTATGCAAAAATGTACACACAGACGACAACCATCGCCAGCGTCACCACCGACCGATGGTCTGTGTGCATCGCCCCATCACAAGATGGTTTTGAACAAGTGTCTTTTGTGAATGGCATCTGTACCACAAAAGGTGGAACCCATGTGGACCACGCCGCACAGCAGGTGGCAACGTCAATCATCGATGAAGTCTCAAAAAAAATTCAACTCAAACCTCAACAAGTCAAAAATACCTTCTTCATCTTTGTCAAAGCCACTCTTGAAAATCCAAGTTTCTCTTCACAGGTGAAATCAGAGTGTACCTCCAAAGTTGTTGACTTTGGCAGCCGCTTTGAAGCACCAAAGACTTTCGTGAAAGCAGCTTTACGCTCTGGTATTCAAGAAGAACTCACGACACTCTCCAAATACAAAGAAATGCAGCAGCTGAAAAAGACCGATGCAGGTACAAAGAAATCAAAAATCTCAGGTATCCCCAAACTGGATGATGCAAACAAAGCCGGCACTGCACAATCTCACAAATGTACGCTGATTGTAACTGAAGGTGATTCAGCGAAGACTTTGGCGGTTGCAGGACTTTCTGTCGTTGGTCGGGATTACTACGGCGTGTTCCCTCTTCGTGGAAAATGTAAAAATGTCCGAGATGCATCTGTGAAAACACTCACTGAAAATAAAGAGTTTAGTGACCTCAAGAAAATTCTTGGATTGCAGCAAGGTAAAAACTACGAGGACACCAAAGACCTTCGCTACGGACGCCTTCTCATCATGACTGATGCCGACCACGACGGGTCTCACATCAAAGGACTTCTTTTGAACATGTTTCACTTTTTCTGGCCATCACTGTTGCATATCAATTTCGTGGAGAGCATGGTGACACCAATCATCAAAGCAACAAAGGGGAAACAGACTTTAAGTTTTTACACGGACCATGCATTCAAGGTTTGGTACAAGGATAACATGTATGGAAACTGGAAAATAAAATATTACAAAGGTTTGGGAACATCAACATCTCAAGAAGCTCGTGAATATTTTAAAAATATTGAAAAACTTGTGGTGAAATTTGATGTAGACACCATGACTGACGAATCCATGGTTCTCGCCTTTGATAAGAAAAAAGCAGATGACAGAAAAACATGGCTCTTGGACACATCTTTGAAAGATACCACTCAACTTGAAATCCCCTATGGCAACATCGAACGTCTCGGTATCAGCGACTTTGTGCACAAAGACCTCGTCAACTTTTCTATGGCTGACCTCAAGCGGTCCATAGGACACGTGGTCGACGGTCTCAAACCATCTCAAAGAAAAGTCCTCTTTGCGTGCTTTCACAAAAACCTCAAAGAAGAAATGAAAGTCGCCCAACTGGCTGCCTACGTCGCGGATAAGAGTGCCTATCACCACGGAGAAGTGTCTTTGGCCGATACCATCGTCAAGTTGGCAAACGACTACGTGGGTTCAAACAACATCAACATGCTCGTTCCGTGTGGTCAATTTGGTACTCGTCTGATGGGTGGCAAAGATGCGTCGCAGACTCGCTACATTTTCACCAAATTAGCACCAGAGGCTCGGAAGATGTTTCACGCCCTCGACGAACCCGTTCTCAAGTACATGGAAGACGACGGTCGTACGATTGAACCAGAGTACTACGTCCCCGTGATTCCCATGGTTTTGGTAAATGGTACGGAAGGTATTGGCACAGGGTTCAGTTCCTACGTTCCACCGTTTAACCCCACGGATATCGTAAAAAACCTTGAACGCGCGATTCGCGGAATGTCTCTCGTAGAGATGACACCCTATTTTCGCGGATTTAAAGGAACCATCACAAAAGATGGAACGTCGTGGGTGGCCGAGGGCGTGTGGAAACACGGATACAAGTCTGTGACAGTCACTGAACTCCCACCCGGACGATGGACCCAGGATTTCAAAGAACACCTGGATGACTTGGTTGATAAAAAAATAATTCAAAACTATACAAATAATTCAACCATTGAAGATGTTTATTTTGAAATCAATGGATACAATGGTGACGATGTCATCAAAGATTTCAAACTGAGAAAAACCATTCACACAACAAACATGCACCTGTTCCATCCCGACAAAGGTATCGTGAAATACACATCTCCAGAAGAAATTCTTTTAGATTTTGTACACATCAGAATGGAACATTACAAAAAAAGAAAGGAACATCTCATCAGTGAGTGTGAAAAAAAAGCACGACTCTGCACCCACAAAGCTCTGTTTGTGGAGATGGTTGTGAATGAAAAACTCCGAGTGTTTAAAAGAAAAAGAAATGAACTTGAAACTGAAATGATAGGACATTTCCCCATGATTGATGGAACTTTTGATTACCTTCTCAACATCAGAACATACCAGTACACTGAAGAAGCCGTCCAAGAACTGGTGCGACAAGCCGCACAAGCAGAACAAGACCTTCGTGATTTGAAAAAATTATCACACACAGACTTGTGGCAAATGGATATTAAAAATTTATGAGTGTACAATAAGTATGGGTGAAGCTGCACACGTTGCACTCAGTGCCATCGGCAAACAGGATACCTATCTCCTGTCGAGAGACCCAGAACAGAGTTTTTTTAATTACAAAACAGAACAACATTCAAACTTTAGAAAGTATCACAAAAATAGAAACATCACCCCACCATCGAATCGTCCGGATACGTGGCCTTTTGGTGAAACCATCAAAGTCCAATACAATCCACGAAACATGGGCGACCTTTTGTCGAACATGTACCTGAGCCTCACTCTCCCAGCACTCGAGGTTGGTGGGAACTACGCAGACCAGGTGGGGAGACACATCTTATCGCACGTGAAAATGTTTGTCGATGAGATCGAAGTTGAAACTTTCTGGTCGGATTGGGGTATCATCCACGATGAACTGTACACGGAAATGTCAGAAAAGGTGGCGAACCGATTTCTTCTCAACAGGTCGTTGGCTTTTGATAGTTCAGAGTCAGCAAATAACTACGCCGAGTACCAATCAGATGTCGTGATTCCCCTCAACTTTTTCTTTTCTCGTAAATTTGCCTCTGATGAGTATGAAACAAATCAACCCAACAGGCCATATTTCCCAGTGTGTGCGTGTCACAAACAAAAAATTGAATTTGAATTCACGTTTCAACCACAAACATTTTTCGCAAACACGGCGACGACACTGTCTCTCTCTGAATTTGACATCGTCACTGAAGAGATTGCGTTGAGTGCAGATGAACGTTTATATTCTATGAATCATCAGGGATTGTGGATGACCGACGTCGTCATGAAACATCCAACGATACTCACAAATCCGGAACAAACTTTTATTAAAAATCAACTGGTTCCTAAAATTCCTGTGAAATCTATTCACTGGTTTTTCAGAAATACAAAATTTGAAGACCCCGCACTCATTAAAGAAGATGGTGAAACCGAGGAAGGCAACTTTTACATTCACAACAGGTTTAACTTTAGCTCCAACGTAAACTTTGATGAACTCAACACCTTCTTCTACCCAGTGATGGACAAGTCAAAGTTTTACATCGAAGGCACTCAACTTCCAAACATGACATCCACGGACCACACGTTTTATAAATATTACGTCCCCTATGAAAAACGTCTGTCGCGTCCAATCAGAAATATTTACTCTTACAGCTTCTCGATGTATCCAGTGAATGTGCAACCATCGGGGAGCTTAGATTTTAGTCAAATACAATCAAACATGACAACCATCGAGTGCGACCTCTTACCAACAAATGAAACGTATTCATTACATATGTATTACACTGGCTATCAAACATTCAAGTTTGAAGGGGGGTTCATGTCACTTGCTTATTAGCCATGAGTTCAGATTTGTGCGTCGTCACGAAATGTATCACGTCATTTTTAATACACCACTTGATGAAATTCAGCTGTGCGACAGTCGTATGAATTTCCTCAGATGTCCCAGGAATTGTATAGATAATCTTTTGTGCTCTACAGAAAGGATCGAACAACTTTTTACTATATCCTAACAACGAACTCTTATAGGCACAATGAACACTAAAAACTTTTCCATCCCCTGTTTTATACGTGGTGTGGTTTTTCTTTGCGTAGTTTGTGATGAACCATTCTAGATTTCTCAAAGAAATTCCAGATTTTTTATTTAAAATATTCATCAAAGTTGCTTTATTCTTTTCTTCACTGTAGAAATCATTTATAGATGTTAGCAGAATATCGGACTTACTCATTACATAATATACTATTCAAATCTATAAGCTTCTTTTTGTCCTGTTCCTGACAGGCTGGACATGTTTTGTCATAGAGAATATCCATACTATGTGTGTGCGAGGTCCCCGAACTATTGACTATGATTGGTTGCAACTTTTGTTTCTGATAGAGGTGTAAAGTACAATACCCATCGTGGGTCCCTTTCCGCGTGCACCGAACACCATCCTTCTTCACACCCTTACAACGAGACCTGTCAGTTAAATCGGGAACATCGCGAAGCAGCAAATCTTTTGACACCCCGTGATGCTTCGCGATGTAGTTGATGTACCCGTCCAACTTTTCATTATATTCTATGGTTAACGCATCTACTCTGGTAGCCACTCGCCTTTCTACCTCATCCTCTATCATGCGCCCAATTCTTTGCGCGAGGTCATCACTCATCACTCTTACTTTTAGAGAGCTCGAATTTTTTAAATAAGTCGGTGATGGTCGTTTTCTGTTTAGGTGCTGCTCTTTTTTTCTTTGGGGGTTTATGTTTTTCTATAATTTCCCCAAATATTGTTTGTTTAGGTTCAGGAACCAAGGGTTCAAGAAGGTCGCACACAGGGTTCAGAAACTTGTTGACGAAATAATAGTGATAATCCACTGGAATATTGTTTTCCGCGACGTACACTGGGTCCTCCGCCTTCTCAAACGCCTTTGCCTTTGGGTCCTCGGTTTTCGTCAGCAGATAGGGTACGCGGTCACCACTTTGAGGTTCAGACCCTGGTTTTCTTTGACGCATCTTGTTGTGCACCTGCACGTGTCCCATACTGATATCCCAGCTGCGGTCAACATCTTTAATAGATACAGGGGTGCCCTTCACTTTATAGGTGTCCGATAATGATTGACTCAAAATGAGTTTGGTGTGGGGCACATCACCAGTGAGCAACTCAAGGGCACGCTCTCTCGCCAACACCTGTGGTGGCTCTGGGTCTGAAGATTCAAGTATCACGTCCAGAAGTTCCTTACACACCTCACGCACGTGGGGGGTGTTGTCTCGTCGCACGAGCTGCAAACCCTTGACATCTATGTACTTGAATTCAACTTTTCCAGATTTCCCCTTCTCCCACAACTTGGCCGCGTAGCGTTTCTTACTGTAGAGGATATAGGGCATATACACCTTTTCCAACTCGAGGTCGTTTGGCTTTTTGAACAACTTCGTGCACTGCTCAGCAGCCCGCTCTCCAAGCTCCCAGCTGTAGTCGATGGCATCTTGACCGGTGCGCCCTTGAACGTCGAATTCAACCATGACGGAATCAGTATTATGAACAATCATGTGTCCCGGACCCACGTGGAAATGATGAGACTCTGTTGTTAAGTCATAGACATAATCCGACGTAAGTCCAAGTGGCTCAATCTTTTTGATGGCCAGTGGGTTGCGTCGTTGCGAACCCATGGTGCACGTCTGTCTGAATATGTGTTCTTTGTCTGAACGACAATTCAATGAGACGTTATAGCCAAGTCTTCGAGCGAGAAAACATAAACCCAAACTACCCTCCTTACCCTTCATGTCGAAACGTGTAGTTGTTTGGCTCTGGTCATGGTCCCCATCAGATAGATAATACCCATCCCAAAATGACTTGACGATGTCAAGGGGTGCGTTGAGTATACATGGAGGCACTATCTTTTCTTTGTGTGCGTTATAAAATAATGCACGATAGCGCAAAGTGACATCTTTTATTTTGCCAATCGGTACCAATTTATACACGCCACTTGATTTCAATGTATCCAAAATCTTCGTCTCAAATGGACATGCCTCTTGCATCGCTCCAAGAAGTGACATATTTGAATTATTCAGCGCCCAAGTGTACTTTTCCCCATAGTGGCCACACGACCCATCACCAAGAAAGAAACCCATGACTTTTGCTTCTGCGACCGTGATGTTGGTTTGAATTTCAGTCTCAAAGGCTCGCCCGCAATCGTGATGTAAAAGTTCCACACCTACAGACACATCACCTGGTTTCATCTCACGTTTGTCAGCTGACAATAAACTGTGGTCTTCTGTGACATCAGCAACACCGGTGTGAGTCAAAACTCTGAATATCGTCTTTTGTGTTTTATGTCGAATGACTTGTTTTATTTGAGTAAAACCTGTATCACTCCACACCTCAATTCCACGAACATCTGAGAATTCTTTCCCATCAGACCTAGTTTCATAGCTCGATACGAGTGCATCGATACGAATGGTCTTTACAATACCATTGTGTCTGATTAAGAGAGCTGAATCGGGAGTCACGGAATCACCGTAACGCACATTTGCCCCTGGAAAGTTGGCTTCCACATAGTTTTTCGTCTCCTCAATCATCGAGCGTCCCTTGAAAGTCACTGATGAGGCGATGGCCACGCACGGTAACATCCCCTTTGCAGCCCCAGTGAAACCATAACAACTATTCATAGAAATTTTATACGCCAGCTGTTTACCATTGTACACCTCCTTCATCCCCTGCGTCGTCGCAGTAGCCATATCCTTCTTGGCTTGTTTACGAAATTGCTTGAGTTCTGCCAAAATTGTCGGTAGCAAACTTGGCACGTTTTGCGCAAACTTGTACGACTTGCCAGAGCCAAGGGTGAATGTTTCGTATTCCACACCCGGTACGTTTCCATACCTCTTCTCATCCATCACCAGCGTACTATAACAGAGATTATGAGCCATCATGATGGATGGATACAACGAGGCAAAGTCGAGGGCGGTGATTGGTGCGTAGTACGCCCCAGACTGGGCTTCAAGAACGGTGGCGCCTTCATACCCTTCCTCTGGTAAGGTGCCTTGATAAATCACTGGAACAAGAAATCCGAGTTCCGCCGCTTTTTTACACAACTGCGAAAACACTTTAATTTGCTGACCTCTCTCTACGAGAAAACACAGCGGTACTGAAGTAGCTTTCGCCATCTCCACCAAGTTGACTAGAATACACAACTTTGCCAAAAGCTTGTGCGGTAGCAAAGTATCTTTGATACAGTAGTCTGCAACCTCTCCCAACTTGTGTGGGTCACCACCTTGAAAACGAGCGAAAATTTCTCTCGGTGGCATGTCCAACTTTTGGTCGCCGAGGTAGAGCTGCGCGACGCTGTTCAATTTGTAACTATCCAACTTGTACCCTTTCTTCACCTCATGGAACAGGTCAAAAATAAACCGACCACTCATGGGTAAAAGTTTGAGTTCATTATCACCGAGAGCACTCGAAGATAATTTTTTGTAGACGAGTTCACATGGTCTATCTTTAAATTTACCCAAGTTGTAAAAATCTGGACCACACCCACA